TACAGATGTAATTACCCATTGCCATGTTGTACCACCTGTATTAGTCAACGTACCTACGGTAGTTGAAGTAAAAGTAGTAGTAGTAATCTCATTAGTGAAATTTGCAGGAGTAGGTTGTCCTTCAAATACTGCAGTTAATGTTTTGCAGTCAGCAGAGATTGTAACACTGGTAATTGAGGTAATTGCCATTAGAACTTAAATTATGTGGTAAAGATAATAAAAAGTAGGGGATTTGACTCCCCTACTTTTAAAAATAGATTTCAGATTAGAATAACAATTCAGTATCTGTAACTCCCCAGTTAGCAGCAGATGCTCCTAAGAATACAACATCAGCTACAGTGTTTGCAGCAACTACAACTTTGCTGTAGATTTTGATGCTATTCAACTCACCTGCACGGGCAATACCAGTGCTAGAAGGCCATCCGTGAGCATATTGGATTTCTACAACTTCGTAAGTATTTCCAGACTGTGCAAACTCAGGGAATGCAGATGGGAAATACATACGGTTGAAGTTACCATACTTAGCACGTTGAGATTTCTCATCAGAAAGTGCCTGCCAGTAGTTACCATTTCCTGAGTCACCTCCTGTTATAACTTGTGCAGCAGATGGTGTAAGAGTAGTACCATCAGAATAAGCAACAATAAGATCAAATACTACACCTGCATGACGAGCAGTCACATCCAAAGTAGTCGTGTTGTTAGTTGCAGTAAACAAAGCATTTAATGTCTTGTTAGCAATAATTTTGTTACGAATTTGAGTGTACAAAGTTGCTTCAGTAGCAGCATGCTCAGCAGGATCAACTTCAATGTTGAAAATCATACGACCTGCAGCAAAGTTACCAACCAATGGGAACTCAAATCCACCTCCTGAAAGGTCAAGAGCAGTACCATTTTGGTAGTAGTTAGCATAAGCAGTAGGTGCAGTACGAAGTGCAATACGAACCATCACAGCTTTACTTGCATTAGGGTTACCAATGTCAACACGAATGTTGTGACGTACAGAAGCATCGTACTTAGTGTACTTGATTCTCTTGATGTCTTTAACATCGATGATTGGAGAAGCAATAACGTTGGTTCCAGAAGGCATAGTTTGAACAATCTGAATAGGACCAGCAGCGGCCATCATCGAAGTTGTCAAATATGCTGGAGTTGCTCCTGCCAAGTTCCATACTCCAATCAAACTAGCTGCAGGTGCAGCATTTTGAAGAAAAGTAGAACCATCTAACATAGTTCCGTTAGTAGTGTCGGTAATATCGTTAGCTACGAATACCTGACTTAGATTTTGAGGTGCCATTTTTTAAAGTTTTAGGCGTTTAACACATTAATTTAATTATTCACTCTCGAATGTTTCCATTGTTTGAGTTTGATACCATGGGTCTTGAATACCTTCCAGTATACTTTTTACAGCCATCTCAACTATTTCATGGTGAGTGTGAACAGCTAGTTCACATCCTACTCCATTAGTATATGAGATTTCTACAGGTTTCCGAATGTATTTTATTTTAACACTCGGTACTACAAATTCTTGATCGGTGTAAACATCGATGTAATTTTCTTCTATTGTATATGTAGGTTCATGATACCAAGATCTATTAAATGGATCATCCATCATATACAGAATATCGTCATGTTGTCCAAATGAAGCTAAACTTATTCTATAGCTTCCTGTTGGATATGTTCTAGTCGTTTTAGTAGTTGTCTCAGTTACAGCATGCTGTACATAAATTGCACTTGCCATATCACCTGGTAATATCCAAGTTGATTGTACTGAAACAGGATTTCCCCCTCCCCAAATTGTTCCGTCCCAAGAATTATTAATTAAATAAATCTGGTTGCTATCTAAGTATGGGTTTTGTTGAGAAGTTGCCCCAGCTGTTCCTTCAGGGAAAGACATTGCAGGTCTTATACCGAAGTTATAGTTGTTGCTATCATATAGTTGGTCTGTTGTAATGGTTTCCCCGATAGGGAGATTCATTATTCCCTCCCAATCTCCCATTGAAGAACTCCATCTGTCAAAGGTAGTTAATACGTACCCAGGTTCAGGAGGAGTTAAGTCGATTCTAACACCACTTGCAACACTTTGCACTGGTACTATTAAGTTTTGTATGTTTACGTTACAAGTAAAGTAAACATTAGCTCTTACTGATATTAAAAACAAATAGTCTAGTGGAAAGGTATACCGATCCACATAGACATTTGAATAGTTTGAAGTATAGACAAGACCTTCGGAAGTAGTAGCACCTGAGTTTTCTACTAATAAGTTACGAAGGTCATCTATTCTTTTCTGTGACTGCTCGAAACCTTTCCCCAAACGATTAGACGTGTAGTTGAATCTTTGCTTGATGAATCTCATCATAGCAAGGTTCAACTCATGGTCGATCTCCTGAGGTAACAAGTTATCAACCTGGAAGGATGCAATTTTTTGCACCCCTTGGTTGACAGCTATATGCATTTCGTTAACAGTCATTGACTAGTTAGTTTTAGTGTTGTACTTCTTTCAAACGAGCTCTCATAGTATTCACTGCTCCAGAGTTCTTCTTGTTTTTGAAGTAGATAATTGTATCCTTAATGTCCTCTCCCAAAGTTTCGTCTTCAAAGATAACTTGATTTCCGATTCTTCTAAGAACAGAGTGTTCAATCATTTCTTCAATTTCTGCACGTAGTTCTAGATCTGCATCTAAAGCATAACGTAAGAATCTTTCTGGACTAGCTTCTTTAAGCTCGTACAAATTGTTTTCGAGTTCAATTTCAGACAATCTTGAAGGATCCCCTGAAGTTAATACTCTTGTAATTGCTCTCATCTTGTCAAAGTTTCCAGTAAGCTTGATAAACTCTTTATCAGCATCCTTTTTAACTTGGACTCTAGCATGTTTCTTCAACAAGTCTTTAGCTGGATCATAGATGTAGAATTTCTTTTCAGAGTTGCTTCTCATCTCTTCCTCATTTGCTGCAACTTGTCTGTGCTTTTTACACCACTGATAGTGAATGTAGTCCATCACATTTTCCGGTGCTCCATTTTCATCTGTTGCAATGTTTAACTCAACTCCTTCGAAAGGAACTTTTAAGTATAAACTTGCCCAGAAGTCTTTGGTCTTCTCTGGCCATTTTTCATGTCCAGGTGGTACATCAATTACTTTTGAGAGAATTTTGTTTTCTTCTTCTCCATCCAATCCTTTGAGTGGCTGACGGTTCACATAAATTGAACCGATTTTGATCTTTGCTCCTGCTCGGATCTCTTTTGGGAGGTGGTTTAATACCTCCAACCTTCTGATAATAACTGTTTTCATTTATTGTTCTTTTTTCTTTATCGTTAGGATGAAGAATAACCTAACATGCTTTTATATTAAGATAAAAAGGAGCAGGCAGAACCTGCCCCTTTTTTAGTGCAAACCAAACACAAATTACGATGCTACACACTTAAGATCTAAGCTTGTATCGAAACGACGAAGTAAGATACCAGCAGTCTTTAGCATGTGAACAGAAGCACCGTCTATATCACTAGCACGGCTATCGTTAGCAGTAAATCCTTTTGGAACTACTGAACCAGCAACACACCAACGAAGTAACTCACGACCTTTTTTATTGATCATTTGTAAGTTGTTTTCTCCGTCATAAGTTGATTGGTCAACGAATACCATACGGTAAGATTCAAGTGGAAGACCTGATACTGGGTGCTTCATAGAAGCTTGAGCAACAGGGCCGTGATCAAACAAGTGAGACTTAACTACATTCACTGAGTAACCATCAACGTGTTGGTAGCTAGTGAAGTAACCGGTGATTCCCAAGTTACGACCAGATCCAGTGATGAAGGTTGGTTGAGTTGTTTGTAAGAAAGGGTTAGCACCATAGTAAGACTTAAGAGCTTTGTCAAACTCACGAGCACCACCAATACCAGTGTAAAGGGTAACTTGCTTGTCTGTAGCATCAGTCATACCATAGAACAAATCTCCAATTGTTTCTTCAAGTTTAGTTTGAGTCAACGTAGAGTAAGTGTCTTTGTTGATGATTTGCTCAAGAAGACCAGGACCTGAAATAACTGGTTGACCATTCTCATCCAACATGGTAGAAGTACCAGATGCATCGTGAGTTTTTTGACCGTACCAGTAGTACATTTCACACTCTTCTTTAAACTTCAACATGTGACGGTACTCTTCGTAATCCATCCACAACTTAGTCTTGCTACCTTCTTTCAAAGGAAGTTCGAATTGTGCAACATAGTCTTTAGCATTTCCAGAGAAGTGGTAAGACTTACGGATAGTTCCAATCTTAGAACGAACTAAACCTGGAGCAGTCCAGTTAGAAGCATTTCCACGAGAGAAATCCACTCCAACGTTAGCATACAATTGACCCCAAAGAGCACCAGCAGCTACATCAGCAGCAGGAACGTTAGCAGTGTCAGGAGATACAATTTTCAAAGTATACTTCCAACCTGCACCGTCTGCAACTGGCTCAGCCATGATACGTGCCAATACACCTGATTGAGAAACAAGAGTGTAAGGGAATACGAACCATTTGTCTGGGAAAGTTAAGTAGAAAGGAGCTCCACCTGCACCAGCAGCGGCAGCTAATCCTACAGTAACAGGACGAACATTAATTTCGTGTGTTTTAACACGGTACTCATACTCAAAACGATCGATAGACTTAGTGTTTCCAACACCTTCAGTTAAGAAAGACAATGGGAACTTTTTCTCTTCACGACCTGCTAAGTGAGTGATAATAGGAGATAACTCCTCTGGACGTTCCATAAGTGCATTAACCAATGAGTTAGTATCGGTCATCTGACTATCGTTATAGTACGTCTTTAAAACTTGCATTACTGACATGATTCTTAGTTTTTAAAGTTAATTTGCGTTATTTTTCAAACAGCCTCTTTACATCCAGTTGGTCTGGATCAAATGTTTTTATTTTACCTTTCTCAGCCTTTCCGAAATTTTTAATTCTTTCTTGATTGCTTTGAATTTTTTGTCTTAAGTTTTGTGCACTTGCTGTTTTAACTTTAGTTGAGATAATATCAGTCAACTGAAGTTTTTTATACATCAAGTAGTCCAATGCTAATTTAGCATCCATTTCTGCAGAAGCATAGTCCATATCTCTTTGGGTACGGCCTTGCTTATCCATAGGCTTAGAGATGTAGTCAAAGAACTTTGCTTTTTCACGGTCTGGAATTTTAATCCCAGCAAATTCTTTTCCTTGTTCAATTGTAGTTGCAACACTCTCCCAAAACTCTTCAGTTTGTTGTTGTTGTTGCTTTTGCATCTCTCTTTGACGAGCTACAATCTCTTCTCTTTCTTTAGCCTGCCCAGCTGCAAGATGTTT